CTCCAACATATCGGAACTGGTCGCGCTAAGCGTAGATCCAGGTCGTCCAACGGAATGTTCCCACAACGTGGGAAGAGAGTGAAAACGATTGTGTCGGGGTCGCGTCCACCCGAATTACGCGAAAGAGAACTCTAAGGATTGGGTTACCAACAACATTCACTTCAATACGTCGGCCTGCCTCCGGGTGATTAGTCCGGCACGAGGTTTAACCTCCGTGTATCGGCGCTTCTGGGACGTGGAAGAGCGGTGAAATGTTGTACTGGTTCCCTTTCCGAACCTGTTCTCTGGTGGCTGATCTAATCCAATAGGTCAATTCCAAGACCCTACGGGTAACCGCAGCATTCACGAGACACAAAACAGGAAAGCTCAAGGGAGATCCCATGAGCTGTCCCCATTGTTGAACTCGAATCTGCTGGGAGGGTTCACCACGGTCGGTGACAATCAGATGGCCGGTAAGGGCCTGGCGGAAAATCTTCTGTAATCCAGGAGATAAGTGCAGCTGCGAAGAAATCGCAGTAACCGCGGCTTCCGAGAGCCGCGGGTGGAGGAGGTCGGTTGCAGACTTGTAGTCGCCGCTCACCCATACCTCCCCCTCGGCTAGACGGCCTAAACTACGTCCCAGGATCTCTGAAGAGAGAGGGCGACCCACCAGTTGGAAGGTGGGATGCTCCTGGACACGCTTCCAAAGTACTTTCTGAAGGTACTTGGACACGTAGTAGGCTCGTGGAGGACCTTTGGAAATGGTCCGAACCTTAAAAGGTTCCTTAATGCCAACCAACTCGGCATAAAAGTCCTGCTCTAGTTCCGACAACCTCACCTCAACCGTCTGTGGTATAGGCTCTGGTTGTATGCACTCTTCAACCCAGATGGGAATCTCCTTCCGTTCGGGATTCCATTCTTGGTTGGCGCGCAGAAGTTGCGCCACTGGAAGGAGTGCTCCTCCTCTTCTTCTCCCCCATGCATAGTGCCCCCGCATGGAAGGTCCCGAGAACCGAGGGGTGTCATGAAAGACACTCCGCGGGAAGACCTCTCGGCAGGTCCTCGCCACTTCTCGTTCTAGGGCTGAGAGAGTGAAATGGTGACAAAGACAACGTCCCGGAGTGGGACAGTCATCATGACCCCAAAGAGAGTCGTCGACATCTCGATCCTCCGGACAAGTGGCAGTCTCGCATAACTGGTTCCCACTCGATTTCATGGATTTCTCCAGAAACGAATCAGATACAGCCGGACATGCCTTCTTGAACTGAAGGAGACTAGAGGCGACAGTCTCACGCGGTACCCTTGTACTCCCGCGCTTCACTTGTTGAAGAAAACAGTACACTCCTCCCCCCACAATCACGTCCCGCCGGTCGGTTTCAGGCACGAAAGCCGGTCGGTCAGGGAACTCTTCCTGATCCATCAACCAACAGAAGATACATGCAAGCTTCCACTTCAGGTAAGCTTCCATTTTATCTTCAAGGTCGTAGGAACAAAGAAGCGCCGCAAAGCGGCACCAAGGATGCGTCTTGATACTGCGCATTCCATGGAGTTCCAGGGTAACGAACAGTCTGCCACAAAGGGCGACAATTTTCGAAACTCGTGATTCCCTCTCTGTCATCTCATCCTCGCACAACTTACAGACCAATTTGGTGTCCGAGTGTTGCACGAATGAGGCGCCTGCATGCCGTGGACAGAGTTCCACGGCAGCGGGATCGGAGGGGCGACCAGGATGGCCGCCCCCCCGACGGGGCGGTCGGGCCTCCAAGCCCTTCCGCCCCCGCTCCTTTTTGTGACCCTGAGGAGAAACAGGGAGATATGTTGGGACCGGTCGTGGTCCCACCGTCTTATCCAGCCAACGGTTCAGCTCTTGCTCTACCGATTTTTGCATCCGCTTTCGCGTCGTCATTATCGATG